CGAGCAGCTGGATGCTATCGCCCATGCCATCAGCGATAATGAGGCCGCCCGGCACCTCAACCAGGCGAGGGCTGAACTGTTTCGTTCCATCAACAAAACCCAAATCTCGGTCGCCTGAAGAACCTCACATACCACCCTTCTTCAGTCTCATTTCTGGATTGGAAAGGACTTCCGGCAGCAGGGTATAAGACTGCATGGAGGTCAGCGCGTGCAGGATACCAGCGCCTCACGTTGCGCCAGCCAAGACGCCGGCAACTTGCCCTGCAGCAACCGGCTGACGCCCACTGTTAAGCGCCCCTGGGCGATGGCTTCGATCAGGTCAGGGGCCAGTTGTGCCAGTCGGCTCATCTTGCTGGCTTGGCCGAGGTCGATCCCCTCGGCTGCCGCGATCTCGGTCATCGAACTGAACCGTCCTTCGTCCAGCAGGCGCTGCCAGTGGTGCGCGAGGCCGAGCGCCCGCAGCAAAGGGGTGTCCTGCGCCATCTCGCGCACCTGCCGCTCACGGCGGGCCTCGTCCAGAAACTCCTGCGGCGCGTCCAGCGGCGTGATGACCTGCTTCTTCAAACCCCGGCGCACCAGGGTCCAGGGCAGGAAGGTTTCCATCTGCACGCCGCCAGCAGGCAGCGGCGTCTGATACGTCACTGGGTCGCCCTTTACTTGGCCACGGTGTTTTTTGCTCATGCGTCCTCCTCAAAGCTGGCCATGAGCTGGCGCTGGGCGTGCCAATCGACCATCAGGCGGTTTCGTTGGAACCACATCAATGTCAGCCGCCGTGGCTGCTTGCCCGCCATGAACTGCTCGATGATGTCGGGGGCCAGCAGGGTCAGGCGCAGCAGTTCGTTGACCACCGAGTGGTGCAGCTTCTCGGCGCGGGCGATGGCCGACCCACTCTGCATCGCGCCGGTGTCCAGCAGGTGCTGCCAGTAGAAGGCGCGTGCCACACCGTCGAGCAGGGTCACGTCGTGGACCTGCCGGTCGTCGGCAGCCACGCGTTGGACACCCCGGCGGCGGAACGTCAATGGCACAAAGGTTTCCATCGGATCAATCATCAGGTTTCGACCTCCAGCAGTTCGGCACCGATGCTGTCCGGGGCGAACTCCTTGATCAGCGCATTCCAGCCAACCTCCCGCCACTTCACCTTGATGCCCTGCACCTCGCCCGTATGAACGAGGTCGATGCGTTCGATCATCAGATTGGCGATGCGGTGGCGCTCGACCGGGAACAGTTGATCCCACACGTTGTTGAGCCGCCCCATCGCCATCACCGTGGTGGCCTCGTCGATCTGGGCCCCGTTGCGTTGGATGTGGCGCACCACCGACGCCACGGTCTCCGGGCTGGTCAACACCGTTCGGATCTGGGCCACCACCGCCCCCTCGATCTCCGGCGCGGGCAGGCGCTCATAACTCTTGCCCGGTGCCCCGAACCTGCTTTCCGACTTGGACACGTAGTAGTGGTACTTGCGTCCGTTCTTACGCGAGTAGGTCGGGTACATCCGTTCGCCCGAGGGCGCGTACAGCAGGCCGCGCAGCAACGCGTCGGTGCGCGACCTGATCTTGGTTTCCACCGACCGGGTGTGACCGTCCTTGGCCAGCACCTCGTGAACGCGCCCCCACAGACCGGGGTCGATGATGGCTTGATGCACGCCGGGGTACCAGCTGCCCTTGTGCGACAACTCCCCGAGGTAGATGCGGTTGCGCAGCAGCTTGTGCAGGTACTTCTTGTCGATGCGCGTGCCGCTGCGGGTCTGACCGTCTTGCGTCGTCCACGCCTTGGTCGTGATGCCCTCGGCGGTCAGGCGCGCTGCGATCTGCGTGGGTGAGCCGATGGTCAGCATCTCCTCGAAGATGCGGCGCACTATTGCCGCCTCGGCCTCGTTGATGACCAGTTGGCGGTTCACCACGTCGTAGCCCAGCGGTGGCACGCCGCCCATCCACAGGCCCTTCTTTTTGGCTGCGGCGATCTTGTCGCGGATGCGCTCGCCGGTGACCTCGCGCTCAAACTGGGCGAAGGACAGCAAGACGTTGAGCATCAGTCGACCCATCGAGGTGGTGGTGTTGAACTGCTGGGTGACCGACACAAAGGACACCCCGTGGCGTTCGAACACTTCGACCATCTTGGAGAAGTCGGCCAAGCTCCGCGTCAGGCGGTCGATCTTGTAGACCACCACGATGTCGATCTGGCCGCGCTCGATATCCGCCATCAGGCGTTTCAGCCCGGGACGATCCGTGTTGCCGCCGGAGAAGCCGGGGTCGTCGTAGTCGTCGGCCACCGGAATCCATCCCTCGGATCGCTGGCTGGCGACGTAGGCGTGGCCCGCCTCCTTCTGCGCGTCGATGGAGTTGAACTCCTGGTCAAGCCGCTCGTCCGACGACACCCGGCAGTAGACGGCGCAGCGCTTGCGTGCCTTGGGCGAGGCAATCTGTGCAGCGTCGCTCATTGCGCACCTGCCTTGGCCGTAAGTCCAAAAAACAGCGGGCCCGACCAGTGCGTGCCGGTGATATGACGAGCCACGGCGGTCAGGCTTTTGAAGGTGCAGCCCTCGTACTCGAACAGCCCTTCGGCGGTGACCATAACCTTGTGTTCACGCTCGCCCCATTCGCGCAGCAGGATCGTTCCCGGCGCGAAATTGAACTCGCGCGGCTTGGCCCGCAGCTTGATCTTGGAGTGCTTCGCCCCGATGGCTTCCAGCCGCTGCCTCGTCTCGGGGGCGAGGCCGCCGAAGGCTTCCTCCTGCAACTTGTAGGCAATGCGCGACTCGATGAAGGCGCGGTTGGGGTTGATGGGGCGGCTACTGAAGTACCGATCCCACACTGGCCAGAGCTCAGCGATGGGCAGGTTGGACAGCGCCGCGATCTGCGCGGCGACGGATGTTTGTTTCTCGTTCATCACAACTTCTCCTGTTGATGGGGGGTTGTATGAACGCGCTGGTCGGGCAGGAAGCCAAGGCCTTCTGTTGTCGAATTGGATCTCTGTTTTGGGGCTTCTGCGACAGCAGTGCGGACGATGGCGGCCGCAAGGATGGCGGCGATTTCTCCAGCTCGGGCGCTGGCGGACATCTCTGAGGGAGATGCGAGTTCGAGGTTTTTCATGACGGCTCCGAGGAATTGCAACCGTCAGGGATAGTGAGCCTGATCTTCCGAAGCGGATGGCAACGTAGGGTAATTCTGTTGCGTTCTATATTTCGCAAGATTTTATTGCGTATATACTTTCGCAAGAAAAAAATGACGTTTTCGGAGGTGGCAACCCATGCTCGACAAGATCTCGCACAAGCTGATCGGCTTCCGCGTAAAGGCGGCGCGCGAGGCCAAGGGCTGGACTCAGGATCAGCTCACCGAAGGCCTCGGCCTGAACGACCGCCAGTCGGTTTCCGACATTGAAAACGGAAAGCGCACGCTGCGAGCAGAGGAGATGCTCGCCCTGACCGATCTGCTGGATCGGGACATCGAGTTCTTCATCGACCCCTTCGCCGTCGCGGGCGAGGCGCAATTCAACTGGCGAGCCGATCCCGGCGTGTCGGAGGACAGCCTGGACAGCTTCGAACTGAAGGCTGGCCAATGGATCGGGCTGCTGCGCTGGCTGCGCGAACAGCGCGACAGCCGGGCCAGCGTGCTCAAGCGCGCCCTGCGCCTGTCCACCCAGTCGTCCTACGAGGATGCGCAGGAGCGCGCGGAAAGCCTGGCAGCAGAGCTCGACCTGGGCGTCATTCCTGCCGAGACCCTGATCGACAAGGTCGAGCGCGAACTGGACATTCCGGTGCTGTTCGTGGACACGGTCGAGACTGCAGACGGCAAGTCGATCTCCGGTGCGACCTGCCATCTGGAGGAGATGGGCGTCATCCTCATCAACCGCAACGAAAGCGAGGCTCGGCGCTTCTTCGATCTCGCCCACGAACTTTTCCACGCGCTGACGTGGGATGCGATGAAGCCCGAGCATCGGGAGTCGAACTCCTTCGAGGAGCGCACCAAGGGCAAACGCGTCGAGCAGCTAGCCAACAGCTTCGCGGCTGCGCTGCTGATGCCGCGTGCCTCGCTCGACAAACTCATCGACAAGGAACGCGTCAACGACATCGCGCATCTGTGCGAGGTCGCGGCCTTGTTGCGGGTCGCGCCCGTGGCGCTGGCGTGGCGGCTGTTCAACCTCAAGCTCATCGGTGACGACACCCGGCAAAGCCTCTCTCAAGAGAAGCAGCGGCCCTCCGTGTCCGGGCCACCCAAGCGGTTCTCTGCGTCCTTCGTGAAGATGCTGCACGAGGCGCTGGAGAACGGACGGCTTTCGGCGCGCAAGGCCGCCAAAGCCATCGGCATTGGCCTTGGCGGGCTGACCGAGCTGTTCGCTCAGTACGACCTGCCCGCTCCGTTCGAGCTGTGAGGGGAGTGCCCTATGCCGCAAGTGCGCGTATTCGCTGACACGAACGCCATCCTCGAAGCATTTCGCTCACGGTGCTGGACAGCCATCACCACGCACTTCGCCGTCGAAACCGTCGAGAAATGCGTCGAGGAAACGCTGACCGGCGATCCCATCGATCCTCGCCATGTCGCGGTTGCGCCCGCAGAACTGCACGCGGGCCTCACCGCCCGGTATCCCGTCACTCGCAAGGAACTAGCCGCGTTGGTCACCAGCCAGCCCGGCTGCATGACGCTGGACGACGGCGAAAAGCACCTGTTCGCCTGGCTCCATGCTAGCAAGCTCCTGCCCAGCAACGTCATCGTTGTGACCACTGCCGACAAGGCGGCCCTCGTGGCATCGAATGGACTGGGCTGGCTCAACAGCATGACCTCGCTGGAAGACCTCGCCCGCAAGGCGGGTGTCGGTCGCGTCAATTTGACGCCTTGGCCTTGCAGTACCGCGAGGACTGGTTGTCCAGCATCAAGACCAAGATCATGTTGGGAATCATCCCGTGAATGTCGAACCGCGCTGACGGGGCCGACGCAAGGGAGGCCACTCAGCATCAATCCAAGGAGCATCGAGTGGCCCAGAAGTCTCACAAGAACAACAAGCACATCGCCGAACTGATCGAATCGGCAACCGTCGCCGCGCTCCAGCTTCTGGCGCAGGCCGACAAGTTCGCCATGCTCGGCGACATCGATGCGTCCCTGCCTGACGATCAGGCGCGCGCGGCGCTGCGCGAGCACATCCTCAAGATCAGGCGCGAGGACATCACCATTGCCGATCAGGAGGCCGTGCGACTCCTCCAGCTCGTCCGATTCCGTACCGAGGAAATGCTGGAGCACGCCTACCGGGAACTGGAATTCGAACAGCACGCGGAGATCGCCACCTTCGACAAGTCGGCGGATGCGATGACCCGGCTGATCTGGTTGCACGTCAAGGCGTCGCGCGTTTTCGACCAGATCGAGACCATCTACCTGACTCACCATTTCCACGGGCACAAGAAGTTCCTGGGGTTCACGGTGCGCGATGGCGACGGGCGCGACTTCCAGTGGACGCCGGAAGTCGAGAAAAAACTGCACGAAGGCGTGGGCGAAATCCTCGATCTGGACGACGAGGCGAAGCAGAACTGCGAGCTGATTCACTTCGAGATGGACGAAGGCGATGCGGACGCCAAGCGACGCATGCACTATCTGGTCGTCTATCACCCTGGAAAGATGAAGCTGCTGCGGCAGATGAAGGATCGTCGCCGTGATCTCCTGGTCTTCACACCCGCACTGGAAGCGACGCTGGTGTACGACCCGGCAGCGAACAAAGTGCATGTGCTCTCGGACAAGCGCGGCACGGCGCAACGCCTCGCGGATCGCTTCGTCGCAGTCGGCTTCGACAAACCGCTCTCGAAGCAGCCCGTCGGGGCCATCAGCTACGAGCTGGGCATGTTCAAAAGCTCGTTCAACCTGCGCACCGCAACCGCCAAGGGTGCGGTGATCCTGGACGCATGGATTTCGTCGATCACCGTGACCCTCGGGCATACACGGCACAGCGTCACTTTTGCGATGGCGAACAGCGACAGCGTCTGGAGCGTGTCCGACAGGCATTTCGGCGACCACAACCCCTTGTCCAGCTGCCGTTCCGTGATCGAGGTGAAGCTCTCGTTCTCGATCCGTTTCGACGGCGAGCAGGATTCGCGCGCACTGGACATCACGGTCGATCACCGGGGCTCGTGCAATCTGCTGAACCTGCCTGATCCACGTCTGCGCCAATGCGGTGAAGACATCCTGACTTCACTGGGCGTTATGAAGCGAGTCGAACCGGCGAAGGTCGGTGCCGACCTCGCGCTGTTCCGAGCCGAGATGAAGTTGCTCGATCTTGCAGGCCACGAGGCGGATGGACACCTGCTGACAGCGCTTGGTCTGACCGCCACCGATCTGGTGAGCAAGGGTCTGCTCAAGCAGAAGGCTCCGGGCGACTTCATCACCGTCCCCGTTGAGGATGCCGACGGCCAGCAGGGGTTCCGCCGACTGAAGGTCATCTTCAACAGCACCAGCACTTCGGCGGTTGATGACGTCACCGGCGAACGCTTCGATCTGGCTGAAGGCGACCTTTGCCGATACGACATCAGCAAGGGCTACCTGCGGGAACGTCTCGACGAACTGCTTCGTCCCCAACTGGTCGACATGCCGTTGACCGTGGACGAAGAGGAGCCCTATGTGCTCGGCAACTACAGGATGGGCGATCAGCGCATTCCGGTCGCACTGGTGTCCAGGCTGTGGGAGCCCAAGCACGCAGACAAACTCGACACAAAGCTGCGCCAGTCGAATCTCGGCCTCACCATCGTGTTGTCGACGACGGCGGGCCAGCCGCGCCGCTACCTTGGGCCCGGCATCGTTGTCTCACTGGACGCGCTCGCCAAGGACGTCAACGGGAAGGTGTCGATTGATCTCGCGCCGGTCGAGGCAGAGATTCGCCGTCGGCAGTCCGAAGCGTCCGTGATCGACACGCCGCGTTTGATCAAGGACGACGCGCGCAGCGGCACGCTGCATGGGCCGTGGCCCGATCCGTGGACTCTGACCAAGAAGGAATGGCTCGATGTGGTCGAGGTGTTCGTCAATGGCTGGACATCCGGGCGGCGCAAGTGGTCAAAGGCTCAGATCGAGTCTGCGTCGGGCGTTTCATTTCGCACGATGGCCGAACTGTTCCGAGGCGCACCGGAATGGCAGACGTATTTCCGGGGCGCAGATGGCAATGCCAAACCCCGAGTTTGGGAACTGAACATCGGCACGCCCGACTATCTGGGCTCCTCGCAAGCCACTGGCGACCAGCCAGCGGAATCCGAAATGGCTTGAGGGACAGGCGCTTGTAATTTCCGCGCGATTTCTGCGTGAAGGCTGCGAAATATCGCAAGCCTTGCGGCAAGAAAGTAGGAGCACCCCAACGAAAGGAGTGCTCCTCATGCAAAACGAAGTCCCTTCCATTCAATCCAGCCGGTATCTCAACCGGCCCAAACCGGACGGTGCCACGCGCATCGCCCTTGACGAAAACGAACTGGCCATCCGCTGGGGGCTTTCTGTCAAGACCCTGCGCCGCTGGCGGCAGGAACAGCTCGGCCCGGTCTTCTGTAAGCTCGGTGCCCGCGTCACCTACCTGATCTCCGAGATCGAAGCCTTCGAGCGTCGCGTTTCGCGGCACTCGACCTTCACTCGCGTGTACCAGCGAGGAGGACGGCCATGAGCGACCTGACCATCTTCCCCGCCGATCTGGCGGCCATGAGCATCGCCCAGCTGGCGGCGCTGCCGGTCACCGACTTTGTCGATGCCGAGCGCAATGTCGACGAGGCCTTCGCCTACCTCAAGCAGCTGCGCACCAAGCTGGACGCCGCCAAGTTGCATCGTTTCGGCGAGCAGGCGCGCGCGGCGCTGCGTGACTCTGGCCGCGACTTCGGCACAGTCCACGTCAACGACGGCGCGCTGCACGTCAAGTACGAACTCCCCAAGAAGGTGATCTGGAACCAGGCCATCCTCAAGGAGATGGCCGAGCGCATCGCCGCCTCGGGCGACAAGGTGGAGGACTACATCGACATCAAGTTGTCGGTGTCCGAGTCCCGCTACACCAACTGGCCCACGGCGCTGCAGGAGCAGTTCGCCGCCGCCCGCACTGTCGAGGAAGGCAAGCCGACCATCACCCTGACGCTCGATGGGGGTGTGGCATGAGCCTTCCCATCATCTCCGCGCAGCAGCGCATGGCCGAGCGCAAGGGTGTCAAGCTGCTGATGCTCGGCAAGTCCGGCATCGGCAAGACCTCCCGCCTCAAAGACCTCGACCCGGCGACCACGCTATTCATCGACATCGAGGCGGGCGACCTGGCCGTGGCCGACTGGCCCGGCGACACCATCCGTCCGGCCTCATGGCCGGAGTCGCGCGACTTCTTCGTGTTCCTCGCGGGCCCGGATAAGTCGCTGCCGCCGGACGCCGCGTTCTCGCAGGCGCACTTCGATGCCGTCTGCGCGCGCTTCGGCGATCCGGCGCAGCTCGACCGCTACCACACCTTCTTCCTCGACTCGATCACGCAGCTGTCCCGGCAGTGCTTCGCGTGGTGCAAGACGCAACCGGGCGCGGTCAGCGACCGCACCGGCAAGCCCGACCTGCGCGCGGTCTATGGACTGCTCGGCCAGGAAATGATCAGCGCATTGACTCATTTGCAGCACGCACGCGGCAAGAACGTCGTGTTCGTGGCCATCCTCGACGAGCGGCTCGACGACTTCAACCGCAAGGTGTTCGTGCCGCAGATCGAAGGCAGCAAGACCAGCCTGGAGCTGCCGGGCGTTGTGGACGAGGTCGTGACGCTGGCCGAGATCAAGGCCGAGGACGGCAGTACCTATCGCGCCTTCGTCACCCACACCCTCAATCCCTACGGCTACCCGGCCAAAGACCGCAGCGGTCGCCTCGACCTGCTGGAGCCGCCGCATCTCGGCGCACTGATCGCCAAGTGCGCGGGCGCATCCGCTACGCCCGCCAGCGCCGCCACCCCCACACACATCGAATCTCAGGAGTAATCGCAATGACTGCATGGAATGACTTCAACGACGCCGACGCCCAGCAATCCGGCTTTGATCTGATCCCAAAGGGCACCATTGTCCCGGTGCGCATGACCCTCAAGCCCGGTGGATATGACGACCCGTCGCAGGGTTGGACGGGCGGCTACGCCACCGAATCCTTCGAGACCGGTTCCATCTATCTCGCCGCCGAATTCGTGGTCACCGCAGGCGAGTACGCCAAACGCAAGATGTGGTCGAACATCGGTCTGTACTCGAAGAAGGGGCCGACCTGGGGCCAGATGGGGCGCAGCTTCATTCGCGCCGTGCTCAACAGCGCACGCAACGTCCATCCGCAGGACAACAGCCCGCAGGCAGCGGCCGCACGCCGCATCCAGGGCTTCCACGAACTGGATGGGATCGAGTTCCTGGCCCGCGTCGACATCGAGAAGGACGGCAAGGGCCAGGATCGCAACGTGGTGAAGGTGGCGGTCGAACCTGATCACCCCGACTACGCCAAGTTGATGGGCGTGCCGCCCAAAGCGTCGGGCGGGGGTACGTCCGGCGCTCCGGCGCAGGCCGCGCCCGCGTATCAGGCGCCGACTCCGCAACGCGCACCCGTGACGGGCAAACCGTCGTGGGCGCAGTAAGGGAGGTCGCCATGAACGCACCCATCCTCACTGCCAGCCACTACGGCGTCGTGCATTTTGGCGACCTGCAATGCGAGGCCGTCGTCCTCAGTGGCGGCGAGCGCGGCTATGTCCGCAAGGAACTGGCCAAGCTCCTCGGTTTCCACGAATCGCACAAGGGTGGCCGTTTCGCCCGTTTTCTGGCCGAAATCGCTCCTAACTCA